CCGAGATCGGGTGCGCGTCCTCCGTGTCGCGGCCGTCGAGGTCGTTGTGGACCCCATCGAACGTGCCGCCGGTGCCGCCCTCGAACGTCGGGTTGATCGCGAGGGAGAACGTGAAGGCGGGATCTTCTGACGCCGCCCACACCTCGGTCACCGTCTGAGCTGTCCACGTGTCGGTCACGACCCCACCTCCGCCACCGAGATCTCGGGTTCCACCCACATGCGATGGGTGAGGAACGTCGTGAGCCGACCATCGATCTCGCACTCGGCCTGGAACCACAGCGCGACGTCAGGGTCGACCCCCGACGTCGAACCGATGATCTCCCACTCGAACACCGGATCATCGGCGGCGAAGTCGGTAGCGGAGAGGTCGATCTCCAACACGTCCCCGACGACATCGGACGGGTTCGATGATGCCACCAGCACGGCATCCGCCGAGTCGCCGGCTCGGATCTGCACCAGCAGCGAGGCGTCGTCGTAGGTGCGGGATCCAGAGGTGCGGGTCCACGACCGTCGCCACTCGTCTCCCTGCGTGAAAGTCCAGTGACGCCGCTCGGCGCTCTCCTCGCAAGCCATCTTCGCCTCCTCAAGGCATCGGCGAACCGACGAGCGTCACCGAACCGGTGTCGTGGTCGCCTCGCGTTGAATCGCTGACCTGAACTACGGCCGTGTCTCCAGGCCCCACCACGACCAAGAACGACTCTCGTTCGTACAGTCCGCCGGAAGGCAGGACAGCGGTGGCCACCGTCGACCCGTTCACCTTCAAGGCGATCGACGTTGCCCCCGTCGTCGCCGAGTTCGCCAAGGCGTCGATCACCTGGAGCCGGTACGGGCGGTCGAACTGCACCGGGGGGCCGACCAGCTTGGCGGAGTCGAGCTCGGATGCCTCCCCGTTCCACGACCACGTCCACGTGGCCTCTTGCAGGCGGCCGGCCCGCTGTTGGAACGGAGACACCGGGGCGGCCGAGATGGACCGACCGCCGAGGGCGCCGGAAGTCGACCGCTTTGACGCTCGCTCCAGTCGCTCGACCCGATCGCGTTGCAGGCTGTTGAGCTGCAACTTTGCCTCGAGGCGGCCGTCTCGCCCCATGCTGAGCGTCCACTGGAGCACCCGCCACGAGGTCGGGGCACCATCACGGTCGGGGGCGGTGATCGTGTCCCCGATGTAGAACCCGACACCCGGCGTCGTCTCCGCTGTCGCGCAGATCACGTCGAGGGTGATCGTGTCGATCGGCACCGACAGCTCGTCGAGCTTGGCTGTTGCCAACCTGATCGTTTCGGACCGCTCGGAGACGTCACCAAGCTCGAACTTCGGCGTGGCGCCCGTGTCGTCGCCGACCAGGACCCAGCCGTAGAGGTCCCGGGCCCAGACGCCGGTTGCCACCTCGGAGTTGTCGAGGCCGTACTCAGATCGCACGATGTTGGAGTCGTCGAAGATGGCATCGGGTCGAGCGTCGCCACGAACCACCCAGGCATCGAGTGTCCGGGTCGACGGGTTGGCCGCCACGTTGCACCAGCCGGAATCGGCGAGACGCCGGACCAGGGTCCAGTAGTCCTCATAGGCATCGAGGATGATCGGACCGGTCGGCCACGTGGTGCCGGCCGTGTCGGTCGTCGTGGTGAAGCTCTTGGACCAACCGTCAGGCAGCAGCAACTCCAGGGCGTCGCCCGGCGTCACTCCCGGCGGAGTCTCCGTGGTCGCCAGGCACACCCAGCCGGAATCGGAAGTGGTGAAGATCCACTCTTCGTCGTAGCCGTCGTCGGTGATGACCGTGCGAGCAACCGCAACGGCGAGCATCGAGCAGTTGTTGGCCGTGTCTCTCGCCAGGTTGCGGACATGCGCGGCGATCGAATGTGTCCCGGCCGGAACTCGGACCTTCCAGTACCACGAGTAGGCGGCGGCGTCGCCGATGTCGTCGAGGGCACGGAACCCGCCAACCACGTTGTTGAGCGCCAACTCGAACCCATCGTCGGCGGTTACGTAGATCACCCACGTCTCATCCTCGGTGGAGGTGTGCTCGTAGTGGGCGTACCAATCGCCGACCGGATCCGCCCCCGATGCAACCGTTGGGGCGATCCAGTAGGTGAGTGGGTTCGGGAAGTTGCGGGGCAGACCACCGAGACCATCGGGCGGCAACGCCGAGGTGTCGCCGACGACTGATCGCTGAACGGCCGCCGTCCATCCCGATCGGTCCAGGTCGGGCCACGACCAGTCCAGTCGAACCTTGTCGTCGAACGGCGACGGGCCGGGGCCTTCGAGCGTCGCCAGAGTGAACTCCCACAGCAGGCCAGGGGCGTTGGCGGTGGTGGTTCGATCCGACGGCTTCGGCGAGATGACGACCGACTTCGATCGCTTGTAGACCCCCTGACCGACCGTCACGTAGGCCTCGGCGTCGGGGTCGAGCACCTGTGCGCGCAGCACACGACCGTCGATCAGTTCGGCGAGATGGTCGTCGATGTTGGCGACGTCGACGGACACGCCGCAGAGCCCGTCGAGCTCACCCACCACCTTGAACTTGTGGGCCGAGGAGTCGAGGTCGGCGATCTTGGTGGTCAACGTCGGGTCGTAGACCTCGAACCGCAAGGCCGGCAGCATCAGGAGCCGGCCTCGATGAGCCCCCCGTCGGGCACGTAGATGGGTAGCGCGATCTCCCAAGCGGTCGGGCTGGCGTCCTGCACCTGGAACGGGAGCACCTGGACGTCCGCGATGATCGCGGCCTCTTCGGGGTCGACCGACGAGTAGGTGAGCTGACGCACGCCGGTCGGCGTGTCGATGAGCGGACACACCTGCTGGCGGAACAGCACGACGTTGCGTCGAAGGCCGACCTTGTGGTCGTCGTAGGGTGTGCCGTCCGGTTCGTGCGACCCGACGATGATCATGGGGACCCGGTAGATCCCCTGATCGAGGATCGGTGCGAACGGGTAGCGCCCGCCGATGCCCTCCACCTCGAGGTTGTCGACCTCGGCCTGGTCCGGCCCGCCGATCAGGGCGGCGATGCCTTCACTAATCGGCTCCCATGCCCAGGTGTGCAGAGAGACCTCCGGCACGGACTGAGCCGCCACGGCTGCGAGGACGACCTCTCCGGCATCAAGGTTCGGCGCACCCATCAGACACTCACCTCGAACTGTCGGCGGTCATCAACGAGGGCGTCGGCGAGCAATCTTCGACCGGCCGACCCCTCGATGCGGCCGACCGTGTAGTTGTTGGGACGGCTGAGGTTGCCGCCGAGACGCTCGATCGCCGAGACGACAGGCGTCAGGTCGGGGATGACCTGCGTTTCCTTCGGCACGAGCGCCTCGAAGAACTGGCGTAGCATCGGGTCCATGTCGCGGATCGCCGGCTGATCGCCGCCACCCTCGACGCCGGACGGCTCAACCGGGTCGCTCTTGACGACCGTCAGCTCGGCTTCGGCCTTGGTCTCGTAGATGTCGGAGGTGTCGGTCTCGGCCCAGCCGATCGTGCGCCCCGTGAGGTTGTCGACCCACTTGCCGACTTTGCCGGAGTCGCGGAACTCGACGCGCTTGGGGTTGGCCGCCTGGACGGCCCGAACGAAGTTCGTGAGGTCGTTGATCCCGCCGTCGGCGAACGCCACCGTCGGCGGAGCCGTGAGTGCGTACCCGAACCGACGGGCCACCTCTTCGAGCACCGGGAGGGCCTTCTCCCGCTTGTTGGAGCCCATTGGGATGAAGGCCTCGCCGCCGGTCTCCGGCTCCGCCCACTGGACGAGACCGCCGGCAGCAACCGGCGGCTGGATCGTCGCCTGGTCAGGGAGCCGACCGACGGTCATGCCGCCCGACCCGAAGGCCACGAACCCGCCGTCGGCCTTGCGCTCCCGAGCCACCGACGTGCCGCCGAGGATCACCTGACCGTTGAGGGTCAGGTTCGACGTGTCCAGCTTGGCCCGGAGCTGCAGCGGGCCTTGTCGGTCGAGCTGCGCCTGCGCCAGGCGGAGTGCGGCGGCCACGTTCTCTGGCGTCGGGTCCTTCACCAACGCTTCGACGTTGGCGACGAAGTCCTTATCCTCGATGGCGGCCAGGGCTGCCTTGAGGTCGTCCAGGTCGGACTTCACGACGTCCATGCCTTCGGCGGACACGGTGGTCTTGATCTCGGCGGGCGTCAGGCTGAACTGCTCGATGAGCGAAACGTAGGTCTCCTCGGTGATCACGCCACGGGCGCGCAGGTCGTCGAGCGCCTGGGCCTGTTGCACCAGCTTGAGCGCCGTCTCCTCGGCGGACTGGCCGGTGGCCTGCTGGGCGAGGGCCAGGTCGACGTTGGCCTGAATGCTGTCCCGGATCGCTGCGTACGTGCGCCGCTGCGCTTCGGTGCCGGTGGTCGATGCCGTGCCGCCGCCGTCGGTCTTGAGGGCGTCAGCGGCCCGCTGGGCGGTCTCTGCGACCCTCAGCTCAGCGTCGGCGACGTTCTTGGCCCGGCCGGCGTTGCGGTCCTGAGCTGCCGTCAGGGCCTCTGTGGCGATGCGCAGTTGCTCGGTGGCGTCGCGGTTCGCCAGCTTGAGCCGGCGGTCGATCTCCTGGGCTGCGGCACCTTGCTGGTAGGCGTCGAACTGGCCGCGCAGTGCGTTCGTGAAGTCGTCGGTTCCGAGGCGGAGCGCGGTGAGGTCGTTCATCGCCATCCCGATCGGCATGCCCTCGGGGCGGTTGGCCTCTTCGTCGTGGGCCTGGCGGACGGCGTCGGCGTAGTCGAGGTAGCCCAGCCGGGCGGCGGACAGGTCACGCTGCTCGGCGGCCAGCCGGGAGATCAGCAGGTCCAACGATCCGCCGCCCTCGTCGAACGCGTCGGCCACGTCTCGCACGTCGAGGCCGAGGCCGACGAGGCCCTCGCGGAGGTCGTCGACCTCCTGGGAGTCGTCGGTGCGGATCCAATCGGCGAGCTCGGCCGCTGCACCGGCTGCGGCTGAGCCGGCGTCCTCGATGGCCTGGCGGTAGCCCTGGACTCGTTCCTTGGCTTCACGGGCGTCGCTGGCGTTCTTGAGGAAGAAGTAGCCGAGACCGGCGATCGCCGCACCCGCGATACCGGCCGCCCCTGCCATCCCGATCGATGCGCCACTCCCACCCAGCAGCTCCACGAAGTCGCGGATCCCACCGCCACCCTGGACGGTCAGCTGTGCGGCGATCCCGACGTCTCGGATCTGACGGCCGATGCCACCGAGCGTCTGGGCGACCCCGGCGATCGCATCGAACTTGAGCACCGTCGCCAGGCCGGCCAGCACCGGCAGGGCCACCTCGGCGTTGGCGGCGATGAACCCGAGTGCGTCGGCGGCCAGGCTCAGTCCGTTGGCCACCAGCGGTCCGGCCACCTCCACCACATCAGCGAAGGCCTCGGCGAGCAGCGGCAGCACCTCGCGGGCCAGCTCGGCGCCAGACTCGACGAGGTCGATCAGCGCCGGGGTGACGTCCTCGAGGGCCCCGGCCAGGGCGGGTCCGGCCACCTTGCCGGCGTCGATGAAGGCCGACGCCATCTCGGCGATGGCGTCACGCCCGTCCTCCGACTGCAGCACCAGACCGGCGATGGCCGCAGCCACCGGGTTGAAGGCGGGCACCAGACCGCCGATCACCGGGATCGACCGCGACGCCATCGACGCCAGGCCGAGCGACAGGCCGGCCACCGCACCCTCGGTGCCGTCGATCGCTCGGCGGAACCCGTCGACCGCGGACCGGCCCGCCTTGAACACGCGGTCGATGTCGGCCGACGTGATCCCGCCCAGCACGGCCTCGAGGCGCCCGGCGAGCGTGTCGAACACGCCCTCGATGTCGCCGGCCAGCGCCGTCACGTTCCGCTTCGCCGTGGCGAAGGCGGGTGACGAGGCGAAGCGGCCGAACACGTTGACCAGCTCGGTCCCGCCCTGGGTCAGCGACCGGATCGCCGGATCGGCGGCATCGCCCAAGCCGATGAACGCCGTCTCCACCGACCCCTTGAAGGCCTCGATGTCTCCGGCCAGGTTGTCGAGCTGGATGGCCGCCATCCGGGCCGCTGCCCCCTGGTCGGAGACGGCCTTGGTGTACTCGGCGACTCCAGCCGATCCGGCCTCGTAGAACAGGGAGGCAGCCCGCACGGCGTCCGACCCGAAGATCGTGGTGAGCGCCGCCGACCGCTGCTCCTGGGTGAGCCCGCTCATCGCCTTCTGGAGCCGACCGGCGGCCTCTTCGACGCCGACGAACTTGCCGCCCGCATCGAAGAACGACAGGCCGAGGGCCTCCATCGCCTTCGCCTGCTCCTCCGACTGGGGGACCAGCCGCTGGAGCATCGTCTTGAACGACGTACCGGCGTCGGAGCCGACCAAGGCGTTGTCGGCGAACAGCGACAGGACTCCGATGGAGTCCTCCAGTCCGATGCCGAGCTGCGAGGCGACGAGGCCGCCCTGACGCAGGGCGTCACCCAGCTGGCCGACGTCGGCCGCCGACTTGTTCGCCCCGGCGGCCAGCACGTCGGCAACCCGGGTGGTCTGGTCGCCGGAGAGGCCGAAGATGTTGAGCGCCTGGGCGGCGATCGTGGCGGCGTCGGCAAGGTCGAGTTGGCCGGCAGCGGCCAGGCCGAGCGTGCCGGACAGGGCGCCGCCCAAGATATCGTTGACGCCGACGCCAGCCTTGGCCAACTCGGCCTCAGCGGCGGCAGCCTCCGACGCACTGAACGACGTGTCGGCACCGGCCCGGAGGGCGGCCTGGCGGAGCCGCTCCATGTCGGCGGCGCTGGCGTTCGCCACCGCCCCGACCCCGGAGATCGCCTTGCCGAAGTCGGTGTTCGCCTTCACGGCCGCGATGCCGATACCGCCGATGGCGACCGCCGCCGTCGTGGCCGCCCCCTTGAGGGTATCGAACGCGGCCGACGCCGACGCCGTGGAGATCCCCCGGAGGGACCTCTCGGCGTCGGCCGCGGCCTTCTTCACGTCACGGTCGAACCCGACCGTGTTCCCGCGGACATCCACGTAGACGACACCGACGCGAGGCATGGGGTCACTCCCTTCGTGGGATGGTCGAGGGACGGCGGCCGAAGAACGCCGCGATTTGCTCGGGCGTCGACCGGCGGTACTTGGCCCCGGGGAGCGGGGCGATTCCTTCCGACTGCTCCGGCACTCGTGGCGCCGCCTGCGTCGGATGTTGCATCCGAGCTGCCGTCGCTACCGACAGCAGCGCCGAGAGGTCGGGTCGGTCGAAGAGGGCGCGACGGCGACGGGCCTGGATCAGGACCGCCCCATAGAGGTCGTCGTCCATCGCCATCAGCTCGGCCTCGGTGAGGCCGGTCTCGACGATCAGGAAGGCGAGTTCTCCGGTGGCGGAGTCGTCGCGCCCGTACCAGGGTCCGCCGTGCCCTCGCTGGTGGTCATGATCACGTCGATGGCATCGATGGTGTCGAGCCACGTGTCGAGGTCCACGACCACGCCGTGCCGGAGCTGGCACGTTTTCCAGGCGAGGTAGTCGATCCAGTCGCTGTAGCCCTCGGCCATGGCGACGATGAGCGGCTTCTGCTGCTCGTGCTCGAACGCGCGACGTGCCGACGGCGGGACCCTCACACGGAAGGTCTCGCCGTCGGCTGGCGTCACGTCGAGCTCACCGCTCCACCGTGTTCCCCCACTGCTCACGGTCAGGACCCGAACGTTGCGGAGTCGCTGTACCAGGCCCACCCAGCGGTGTTGAGGTTGGCTGAGAGCGCCTCGAACGAGATGGCCAGAGCGCCGGCATCCTCACGGGTGAACCCGGTGTCGATGTCGCCGGTGGGCAGGCCACGGTCGACCACGATCCGGTGGAGCGTGGTCCCGTCCGCGATGTCGAGCACGAGCGACCACTCGTTGATGGTCGCCGGGTCGGCCGGGGTGAACTTGAAGCCGTTGGACGTCGACGAGATCACGCCGCCGCCGAAGGCGAACGGGATCGTGTACTGGTCGAACTGCATCAGGTTGAATGTGAGCTTCTGCGCAGCCTCGGTCACGATCTTGCGGAGCGGGGCGAAGCTCTGCCATCCCTTGATGTCCTTGATCGATCTGGTGATGCCGAACTTCACGCCGTCGGGCGTGGTGTAGCCGAGGGGCTTGAACGCTGCGTCCAGGCCCTGACCGATCGCCGTACCGACGTCGGTGGGGAGAGTGCTTCCGTACGGGGCGTAGAACGCTCCGCCGTCGCCACCGACGATGAGGGCGTCGGTGTCGAGATTCTGATCCGTCATGGGGGGACCTCCAGGTGTGACGGGGCGCGACCGGACTTCGGGGCGCCTCTTGGTTTCGCTCGGGGCGGTCCCCGGCGAGTGGTGCTACGACCCGGCCTGTGGCGACGGGTGTGCGTAGATCACGGCGTCGAAGTGCGCCCGGTGGCGCTCGGTGCCGTTCTCGTTCTTCGGAAGGGACTTGACCGTGTCCTCCCGGATGCCGCCGACATCAGCGATGGAGACGACAGCAGTGGAATCGCCGACCGGGACGGTGCCGACGAATCGTTGGACGACGACTGCGCGGCAGGTCTCTGCGATGCGCCAGGCGTCGTGGCGTGATCCACCCAGGGCCTCGACTTGTATGAGGCTGGACTCGAGGTGGTAGGCGGGAGCGGTGCGCATCTGGCCGCCGAGGCGAGACAGACGAACGCATGGGAAGGTGGGAGAGGTCGGGAGTGCCGAGTAGACCCGATCCTCGACGAGGTCGGCCACGTCGAGATCGTCCCGAAGGAACTCCGAGAGGGCCCGCACGATGTCTGGAAGGGTGCGAATCGTCATGTCGGCCGGAACCTCCCCTCCTCCATCGCCGCCCGGCGCATCGGGGCCCCAGGCGGGTGGCCGACGATCTCGCCGAACTCGTCGACCATTGCGAACGGCTCGTCGGTTGCAACCCTGAGCCCGCGGGCACCGTTCGTCTGGTCGACGTACACGCCCTCGCGGTATTCGTGGAGCACGGCGTACTGCCGGGTCTTGGCGGCCACCCGCTGAGCCGTCGGCAGGATCTCCGACATCAACGTGGAGTCGTCGAGTCCGACAAAGTCGAAGCTCATCGGATCCGCTCCAACGGGGCCGCCTGGTACACGTCGCACCCGGTGCGTGGATGGATCCATGGCTGGCACGGTCCGACGAACTCGTAGTCGGTGTCGCCGACTGTGAGCTTGTCCCACCCCTCGATCGTCAAGCCCGCCGGGAAGAAGCCCACCCAGCGACCCACGGCCGTGTTCTGGTTCGATGCATCCTCGATCGCCGTCGAGCGAGCGGCCGACGGCTGCACCCAACAGCGCACCGTTTCGGTGGTGGTCTCGACGGTCAGCTCGTCGTTGGCGTCACGGGTGCCGTCCTGCGTGCGCTTCGTGAGGGTGCCGCAGAGACGGAGGAGGCGGGTCGGGTCCATCGCACTCCTTCGCTTCGTCGATGATCGATCTCATCGCCACGGGGTCACGTCGTGCCGAGTCGTACCGCTTCCACAGGGCCATTCCCTCTGGGTTCCCGTCGGATCGCTTCATGCGTGGCTGGGGGGGGTGCCACAGGTGCCACAGGTCGGAGAGCCCACGCCACGGCTTGCCGGCGAGGCAGGTCAGGGCCAACGCCCACGAGTCGTCCTCTTGTCCCCAGCCGACGAAGCGGCGATCGGGTGGGACCTCGAAGAACAGCTCACGGCGAATCACCACCACTCCGCCGCCGGCTCGTCCGGTGTGCTTACCTGGGCCGTGCTTGCCGGCCACCGTCGGCAGGTTTCGTTCGTCTCGCTCGCCGGCCATGAACCTGGCGGAGCCGAGTTCGTTCAGTCGGACCACCCGAGTGTGGGGGATGGACCAGCCGACACGACCGACCTCGGCGATCGCCGACAACAGGTCGGTGACGACGTCGGCGTCGGCTGCCACCAGCACGTCACCAGAGGCACGACGTGCCCCGTCCACCAAGGCATCAGCCTTGCGCCACCCGCCACCCAGATCTCTGCCGACCACTACCTCGAAGTCGGGGTGAGTCTCGGCGTACCAGCCACGCAGCCACTCCCAGGCTCGTTCACGATGTTCACAGCCGCCCCGCCAGGGGACGACCACCGACACGCTCACGTCCAGAGGACCGCCGACATGGCGGGGTCACGGATCAACGACTCATCACCGTTCGGGTCGGGCGACCAGAACCACGTGCGGAACACGTCCTCCAGCGCCTCTCGACCGTGCGCCTCGAGAAGTTGGCCGTACTGTCGCCAGTGCTGACCGGCCGACCAAGGGAGATCGGTGGCGGCGTAGGCCTCGGCACCGTTGCGGGCCTTGCGGACGAACTGCTCGACGGATCGATAGGGGAAGTGCCGGATCACCAGCTGGCCGACGAACGAGGTGGTACCCCCGTCGAAGGTGGCGGCGTGGTTCCCCTGCTCGATCACGAGATCGTCACGGAGGCGGGCAGCCACCTTCGGCAGTGCCCCCGGCTCGACCCGACGCCAGGCGATCCGCCGCACCGGGTCAGGGTCGTCGGGGTCGATGCCGGTCGGCACGTGGTCGAAGAGTGTGGCGGGGGCAGCGAGCCACTGGGCGCCGATGTCGCCGAGCACGTCGGCGATCCGACCGAACGGCGAATACCAAACCTCGTCGGCGTCGAAGGGCACGACCCAGTCATGGCCAGCCGTCCGAGCCAGGTCGGCGAGCGCCGTCATCTTGCGGGACTGGTAGTAGCCACGCTCCGGGTCGTCGATCACCTCGACGTCGAGGTCTGCGAGCAGGTCGCGGGTGTCATCGGTGGAACCGTTGTCAGCCACAATCACGTGGTCGACCTGGGTGAGCATGTGGGCAACGGTGACGGCGACGATGTCGGCCTCGTCTCGCACCATCGAGATCGCTGCGACCGACATCAGTACCCCGTTCCGGCACGCTCGGCGCCGATGTGGGTAACCCACTCGCCGGAGTCTCGGGCGCCCCAGAACCCGAACCGGGCCGACGAATCACACAACAGGCGGTGCGAGAAGATGCCTTCCGATTGCGGCACGTCCGGCCATCCAGCGGCACACAGACCGGTGCGGATCAACGACGGGTTGGTCGTGAAGAACAACCGGTGTTCGAGCCAGGCGTGGCCGCAGGCATCCCAGACGTCCGCATAGGCCTCGGGGTGCTGCTCGACGATCCCACCAGCAGCACGCTCGGCGTCGTTCCATGGCTGCCGGCGCAATGCCAGCTGCACGAGGTTCGGTTGGGAGTCGAGGACTCCGGCGAGTTCCTCGAGGTCGACGGGGCGGTTGAAGGTGAAATCGTCCTCGGTCGAGAATACGAACCGCTCCGACACGTTGGCGGCGACCCACTCCCATGCCGATCGGTAGGCACCACCGAACCCGGAGCGACCCGGCGTCGTGATGATCTCCCATGTCGGGAACCGCTCGGCGAGCCAGCCGCGGTGGAGCTCGTCGCCGGAGTCGTCGTGGATCACCTTGCGAGAGATCGGGCCGAGCAGTTCGGCATCCAGCGACTCAATGGACTGCTGGATGTAGCTGCGACCGTCGGTCATCACCACGACACAAATCACACCGACACTCCGAAGTTGGCTTCGTAGATCGCTCGATGGCAGGCGCTGCGCACCTCACGGGATGCGCCACGGTTGCGAGAGTCCCGCCGGACGTGAGCTCGGTAGATCGCGTCAGGCAACGCCTCGACGGTTGCCCCGGCAAGCCAGCAACGCACCCACAGGTCCCAGTCCTCCGACCACTCAAAGTCACGCCACCCGCCCACCTGGCGGACCATCTCGGCGCAAACCGCCGTGCCGATCACCAACCAGTTGCCCTCACGGAGGCACTCGGCGACGCAGTCGTGCTGATGGCCGGCCACCTTCGGGATGCGCAACGGGTCAGGCCATCGACCCTGCATGTAGCGAACCGCTGGGGCCCGCAGGTCCGCCGACCCTGCCGCCATGGCATCGATGTAGCCGGCCTCGAGCTCGTCGTCGGCGTCGAGGTGGATGACCCACTCCGTATCGACCTGCGTCAACGCCTCGTTGCGGGCCGCCATGAGGGTGTCAGCATGGACGTGAACGATCCGACAACCGAACTGCTCGGCCGAGGGGATGGCGCGCTCTCGTGCCAGATCGACCCAGGAACGATCTCCGAAGGTGGCCACGGCGATGGTCACGTCCACAGGTGGCGCCTCTCGTTGTAGATCCGCCGCCCCTTGTCCATGCGTCGCCGCTGTCCCATGTAGAGCTTGTCGACCGGGGCCTTCCCCCATGCCGGGTGGAGGTGCTCGACGTAGGAGAACCTTGCGAACGCCCAGGCGCCACGATGCTTCGCCGTCTCCACCAGCTCGTCGTCGACGAACTCGTGCGGGTAGCCCTCGTGGAGGATGGCGCCCGGCTGGTCGATGGTGCCGAACTCGTCGGCGTAAGCCCTGGTGACGAGGGAATGGGTGGCGTGCTGGCCGGTGATCACCCGAGGCGATCCGAGATCGTTGGTGCCGACGACACCGACCCCAGGGCCGAGGCGTGAGACCGCCTGCTCGAACCACTCGGCGTGAAAGGCGATGTCGTCGGCGCCGAGGAAGATCAAGGGCTCTTCGCTGGCCCGATAGCCGGCGTTGATCTTGCGGGCGTAGTCGCCCGGGTACGGCCCATCGACCGTGAGTCGTTCCGCTCCGACGGCGTCGATCGCTGCGTGAACTTCGGTGTCGGCCGGGGACACGAGGAACAACGGTCGAGCGGTCGGAGTGGTCGTGGTCAGCGTTTCGAGCATCGGAGCGACCCGGTGGGGTCGGCCGAGCATCGGGATCAGGACGACAACCGAGGCGGTCACGCCACGGCGATGGTTCCGCCGACCATCTGGTAGGGCGCGAGGGCGTCACGCTGCTGCTGGGTGAGTCGCACGCCTGAGGGGATCGTCGTGGAGGTCGTCACCGTGTAGTCGCCGAGGGTCTCGGACTGGATGCCGGCTGCCTCGATCGGCTGGGAGAAGGCGGCGGCGGCCACCTCGCAGACGATGCCCACGATGTCGGCGGGGATGGACTCCCACCCGTGCGTGTAGGTCACGTCGACCCACCGAAGGCCACGCCGGTAGGGCTCGATCTCCCACGAGTTCAGCGGGTTGGCGCAGAGGTCGACGACTTGGCCGGCCGGCCACGTGTAGGTCAGGGTGTTGCCGTTGGTGTCCTCCACGGCAGACACAGCGGTTACGGGCCCCTGGGGGAGCCGCACCCTGGCGTTGCGGACACGGAGCCGCTTGGTCTCGGTGGTTTGCTCGAAGCGGCGGCCGGTGAAGGTGCGGACCCGCTCGGATGCGATCTCCAGGAGCCGTTGAGCGCGCCGACTCTCGTCGCCCTCGATGGTGCGTTCCATCATCAGCTCGAGGTCGGGCAGCGTGGCAAGAGCCGTCATCAGTCACCTCCGCTTGGGTGACGAACGGCGCCAGGGGGATGAGCCCCTGGCGCCGTTCGACCTCGGGATCAGGAACCCGAGTTGTTGGTGAGCTTCACGAACGCATTTGCGTCGTTCAGCAAGAACCCGTACTCGGCCTCGGCCAGGAGCACGAAGAGGTTGCGCTCGAAGGCCGACTGCAGGGACCCGTTGATGGTCACCGCGGCCTCGGTCGAGACACGGAAGCTGATCCCGCCGACGACACCCCAGGCAGCCTGCGACCAGTCGCCGCCGTAGCCGACGACCGACGTGCCGTTCGAGGTGGCGACACCCTCACCGATGAAGGATCGCCGACCGAGGAGTCGACCCTCAGTCGACAGGCCATCGGAGTCGGCGTTGTTCGGCAGCTCGGTGTAGAGCGGGCGACCGGTGGTGTCGGTCGCACCCCAGAGGCTCGGCTCGAGGCGGGCATCGATCGCCCACCCGTTCAGCCGGTAGGGCGTCCCGCTGGCGTCGGCGTCGGTCACGATCTCGCGCATGGCCTCGACGAGGTCACCGTGGATCCCGCCATTCGCCTGCGAGGAGCCGCCGACCTCCTGGCCCTTGGTGGTCTGGTCGAGGTAGGTGGCGAACGGGCCGGCGCCGGCAGTGCCGTCGGGTCCCTCGTCGTGCAGCGCGGCACGGTCGAAGGCCCGAGCGAACGTGGACGCGAGCCGTCCGCGCATGAGCTGGACGTAGTTGCCCGGGTTGGCACGCACGACCTCCGCCGAGACCACCAGAATGGCGGCCAGCTTCTTCGGGGTCATGGTCTTGATGTCGAGGCTGCCGGAGGTGGCGGGCTTGATGCCACCCTCCGACACCCATCCGGCGGCCGGAGCGCCGGTGACGACGGGGACCGTCTCACCGTTGGCCGCGAGGGGGATCTGCTGGACGAGTCGCTGAACGACCGACATCTGCTGAGCCCGCTCGAAGATCGGAGCGGCCTGGTGTGCGGGGAGGAACGCGGCGTTGAAGTCGCTCGCGACGGTTGCGGCGGAGATCGCCATGGGTTGTGTCCTTTCGGGAGTGGTTACGCCCCGATGGCGCGACGGACCATCTGTTCGAGGGCGTCGCTGTTCAGGGCGGGGGTCTGGTTGCGGGTGCCCTGACCCAGGTCGATCGGGCGGGGCCCGGTCGGATGGGGGGCGATGCCATCGACGAAGGCGGCCACGGCCTCGACGTCGACCTTGCCGGTCTCGGCGTCGAGGAACTTGGCTCGGTTGAGACCGGTGGTGAGCGTCGCGATCTGCTCCGGGCTGAGCCGGCCAGCGGCCTGCTCGGCGATCCGTGCATCGACGACCTCGGAGGCGAGTTCGCTGATCGTTTCGGCTCGGGCCGCTGCCCGCGCCTCTGCGATCGCTCGCTCCTGATCCGACATCGTCGACTGGCGAAGCTGCTCCAGCTCCTTCGCGGCGTCAGCGTTGGCCTTGGCACGCTGCTCGTGCTTGCGTGCCTGCGCCTTCCACTTCTCCAGCTCGGCGGCCAGGTCTCCCGTGTCGGGCGCCTGGACGTCGCCCACGTCGGTGGGCGTGATGTCGGTGGTGGTCTCGGTGGCCGTGTCGGCCGCTGCCTCTGGCATGTTGGTTTTCTCCCGTGTCGGGTGGGTTGGTGCCCCGTGGCGGGGCGGGATCTCAAACGACCGGAACTGGGTCACAATGGCACCGGTCGTGGCCGAAGTCGGCCGATTCGGCGGTGCGGTAGAGCTGACCGGCGACCGTCAGGCACCACCGGCACGCCTTCGGTTCAGGAACCCGACGCCATCGCACTCGCTGACCAGTCGAGCGAGCCACGGAATCGCCGACCCGGCGGGCCGTCGTGGTCAGGAACCGATCGGCCTGCGCCTCGGCGGCCGAACGGCCGGCGGAAAGGGCTTCGTCGAACGGGCGGCCCTTGGCGAGAGCGTGCCAGTGGGCCGTGAACGCCTGGCGGTAGTCGAGTGCCACACCGAGCTCGGCGAGCCTCACGAACGGCGCTCGCACTTCGAGGATGGCGGAGTAGAAGCCGGTCGCCCGGGTCGCCACCGCGGTCTGTGCCAGATCAGCGGATGGGGCCACGATCTCGGCAAGGCGGGCCACGTCGACCTCGTCCCACGAACCCAGGCCGTCCCAAGCTCTGGCGGTCACGGTGGCTAGACGGTTCGACACCAACAGTCGGGCCCGGCGGTGCCGGTCGGTCAGCTGCTCAACGACATCAGACCGCAGCACTGGCGGGCACCTCGAGCAACGCCTCCACGGCGGCCTCGGCGGCGTCCCGCTGGATCTCCTGCGGGGTCATCTGGAGGATCTTCTCCTGGATGGTGCGCCGGCTCATCCCGACGACCTGGGCCGAAGCGGAGGCCTTCTCGGCGAGGCTGTAGCGCTCCGGTGGGGCCCAGATCACCTCGAGGTCGGGTCGACGAGCCCGCTCGATGTCTCCGGCCATCAGGAAGGCCGTGGCCATGAGCTGCTCGTAGCACTCCGACGCGAACCCGATCCGGTCGCCGACCTTGAAGATCAGGCCCTCCTTGGTGAGGGCAGCGCCCTCGGCGGAACCCTGCGCAGCGTCGGGCGTGATGTAGGTCAGTGGCGTACGGGTCACGGCGGTGAAGTCGCGGGCGTCCGCCTTGATCGACTCCAGCACCGGAGTGAGGTCGAGACCGCCGGACTCCCACAGCTCCGCTGTTGCGGGCAGCGTCCAGATCGCCCCGGGACCTTGCCGAAACAGGTCGTCGTAGTCGACCTCTTCGCCGTCGGGTCCGGTCGTCGGAACGCCCTTGATGGCCCGCTGGCGGAACGCCTGGAGGGTCATGATCTCCAGGCGGTTGAGCAGCACGTAGTTGATCCGATCGAGGATCGGCAGGTGTGGTTCGATCTCGCCGACAGGGAGCCCACGGAGGCGAGGGCGGTAGGCAAACGACACCACCGGCACCACGTTGCGAGCCGTCTCCGGGAGGAGTTCGCCAGCATCAGCCCAGTCCCACCCGGACGGGTCGGCGGACTGGTCGTTCTCCTGGTGGTCGCGAACCGCTTTGTACCTGATGCCGGGGAGGTACAGGTAGGCGACGTCGAGCCCCTCGATCTCGTCGTGGAACACCTTGGCCGCCGCCACCGCCTTGCGCCGCCGGGCAGCGTCGTGCATCACGATCACCTCACGAGGGTCCTCGGGGGTGATCAGCGGTGCATCGATGTCGGGGTCGGGCGTGCCGACGATGGCGTAGGCCTGCGAGAGGGCGAGGGCGGTCCAGTCGATCAGCTTGTGGTCGGCGTCGAGGCTGTTGGCCTGCCAGATCCGCCACGCCTCAGCGTCACCCAGCTCGTCGCTGGTGGCACCGGTGCGGAACCCGAGCGGGACCATCCGCTCGCGGGTGGCCTCGATGGCCAACTCGGCGAAGTTCGTCCGGCTCATCGTCATCAACCGGCGAGCAGCGTCACGCACGGCCGAGTCGGCATAGGCGGGGATGAGGTTCTCCCCGTTGGCGTAGGCCTCGAGGGTGTCGAAGCGGCTTCGACGCTCGGCCAGCTCACCCATCAGCCGCTTAAGCCACCATCCCGGGGAGCCGGCGGTCTTCGTGTCGATCACGTAGACCTCCCAGGGTCATCGGATGCGTCTCGGCACCCACGTCTGCTCTTGGACGGCGGTGGCACCAGCGGCCACGGCGTCAAGGCGCGCTTGCCATGCGAGCACGGCGGCAACCGCCGCATCGATCTTGCGTGGCGAGTAGTCGGATTCCTTGCCAAGAGCCAGCTTCCCCGTGCGGATCCGGCGCCGAGCGTTGAGCATGTGTCGAGTCAGGGCGTATTCGCCGGAGTGAGTCAGGTCGCCGTTGCGGACGGCCCCCTCGAACTGCTCGACGGCCCGCTGCACGAGCCCTGAGCGCCCGCCAGTCATCCACCACTCGAACGGGTGGTCCCTGGAGACACGGACACTCACATTGGCCCCGTAGGTGGCCTCCCAGGCGTTCACGTGGGACCGCCAGTCCTTCGCCGGATCGGCGTAGAACGCGGCGACTGGCCACCGCTGGAAGGCCGTGGCCACCGCTGCCTCGATGGCCACCAACGGTGGCGACCAGTCGGCCTCGCCGGGACCGTCTGGGGCTTCCCAGACGCCAACCTCGAACAGGTGGCCGTCTGAGACCCGACAGGCGATCAGGGCCGTGGCATCCGGCTTGCCCTTCGCTCGACCCCTGGAGCCATCGAAGCCGAGCGTCACCAAGTCGCCGTCGGCCACCACCGTCTCGGGAGCGGCAACCGCTGCCCATTCGGGTTGTGACAGGAACGAGTCCGAGGCATGGGTGATCTGGTTCAAGAAGTCGGCCCGAGCCGTCTGCGGCGACGTGGACGGGTCCCACACCGTGGCCAGGATCGTGTCCAGGTCGACGTGTCCGGGGTGGTGTGGCGGGTCGTGGATCACGCACCCGTGCGGGTGACCGGACGAATCGCCGTAGGCCACCCGCAAACCCGCCATCAGCGAGTCCCGGTCGGCCATGTCGGTATCGGCCGGAGCCTCCCGGTGGTCGTAGAGCAGGCCGTCGTCTTTCGCCCGCCCCTCTCGAATCAGCGCCCAGAACGCCGCCGACCCTTCGGCCACGGACCCCTCTCCCGGGGTGAATGCGTTGGGCGACTCGATCGTCGTTCCGCCGACCTTCGCGGCGTTGATGCGGATTGTCTCGGCGAACCGAAGCCCCTGGTTCGACGCCACCCACTCTTCGGTCTGGTCGAGCACCACGAACACCGGTCGGTTGCCCTTCACGGTGCGAGCCGACGACGTGATCGGCTCGATCCGCCCACGAGGAAGGTTCACGAACGTGTCGAGCGGCTCCAGGCCCGGGTAGTTGTCCACCACCGGCCCCTCGAGCATCTCCAGCAGTGGGCGCCACGTGTTCTTCGTCTGCGCCTCAGCGACGGCCGCGATCTGCACCAGCGGCGTGCGCACCTCCGACCACGGCTTGCCGACCGGCTGACCGTTCGCGTCCCACCCGTCTGGCACGACATCGGCCAGGGCCTCGACGATCGCCAAGGCCGCCAGGAACGGCGACTTCCCCCAACCACGAGGGCGCGAGATCACTCCACGGCGGCGCTTGCGACGTCCCGTCACGGGGTCGAGCTCGTAGAACCTGAGCACGAACTGGGCCTGCTCGGGGTACAGCCGGAACGGCTCGAACCCGGCACGGTCCGGGGCGGCGAGGTTCTCCGTGATCCAGTCGATGACGGCGAAACCGAGTGTCGGGACCTCGCCAGGCACCGAGGGGCGCCACGGCATCAGGAGACTCCGACGAGCGCCCCGTACTCCGCACGACTCCCCTGCGGATCGCCACCAGCGGGCGGCGTTTCCGCCCCAGCACCCTCGGCTCGATCAGCCTGGGCAAAGGTGATCCGCAGTCGGGCCCGGTCCTCGGGCGTCGCCCCGAACTTCGCCACCCGGAGCCGCAGCTCGGCGGCGAGCTTGACCTCACCAGACCAGAAGCGGCCGTGGATCACCGCGGTGTCGAGCAACTCGGACCAGTCGGTCTCGGTGAACTCGTTGGACAGGGGCGACTCGGCCCACATCCTCCACCAACGCTTCGTCTGCGCCGGCATGGCGATCGACTCGCCACCACCGACCGCGATGCGGGTCGGGAGCTTCGGCTGATCGGCAGCCTCTGCAACGATCACGCGCAACCCTGTGGGGGCGCTGTCTCTGCGAGCTCGCCGATCGGCGGGCTTCGGTGCTGGGCCTCGTCCAGCCATGGGTGTCCTCCCGTGTCGGGAGCCAGGCGACACCCGTGGCGGGTGCCGACTGGTTCGGATTGGGAACGCTTCTCAGAAAGTGCCAGACCTGTTCGGAGCCTGAGCGCGA